AGCTCAATGGATTTTGCTAGTGAGAATGGTTTCAAAAGAGACCAAGACGCTAGAATTCTTTTTGGCGAAGCTTCAACAATCGTTCTTCGAAGAGAAGAAGCTGAAGAAGAGCATAGAAGATTTATGAATAAAGCAATTATTGAAGGAGTTATATAATGATAGCATCAGCAAGAAAATACAACAAGTTTTCAAAGACTTTATCACCTAAGCTAGCCGCGTGGTTAGCAGATGATCACACTTACATTTCGGATGAGAAGAACAAATTGTCTGCTCGAGCTAAGAGACGCCAAGATGCTTTAGCCGATTGGGATCTTCATTTAGTTTCTTTTAACAAGATGTTCATCGAGTGGGCAGTTGAAAATTCTGTTAGTGATGAACTCGGTGAAAAGATTTCATTCGCAGTGAGCGATTCTCAGTTAGAACCGATCACTAAAGATTACAGAGTTGAATGGAGATTGAAGAAAGAATTTCCTGAAGTTGATTGGGTAACCAAGACCAATCAGTATTTAGATGTAAGCTATGATATGGAGGATTATGTATAATGTTATATTATGACGTATTTAATGAAAAGGTTGGCACAATAAGCAGCTTCACATGCCTTAAAGAAGCACAAAAGTCAGCTAAAAAATATGCAAAGCAAATGAATCATTACTTTGTTATATTTAAAAGATTTCCTAATGGTTCACAGGGCCTAGTTAAGTGGGTATTTCCAAAGAAATGAGAAAGTTTCGAAACAAATACCTACGACCTACAAGGTTTAATCCAAAAAACCATATGTATGTCGGTGTTGTTTGGCCAGTCGAAGGTAGTACTGGAAAACAATACGATGTAGAATTAACCAACGAAGGTTTTCAATGCAGCTGTCATGGTTTCGTGTATCATGGTTATTGCAAGCATTCGAAAGCTGTCTTAAAAAAGGTCGAACAAACAACCTTTGATAGCTTTGTGAGAGTATTATGAGTAAAGGTATCAAAGGCCGAGGTAAAACACATTCAACTTCCAGATCTTGGGAAAAATCCTTAAAAAGAAATGGAAATAAAAAGTCGAGACAACAAGGAAAAAAGGAGTCAAGAAGATGAAATGTAAATACAAATATAAATTTCCAGTAGATGAGTTTGGTCGTCCAGGTGGAATGTACAGTTTAGCAGATTTACCAGTTGTTGGTTACAAGATACTTGAAAGAGTTGGTACACTCAAGAAGCGTGATACTGCAAAAGAACTCTATGAGCTTCAAGATACTGCTAACAAATGGACTTTAGTAGTACCATTTGAAGATGTAGAGATCATAACGTCTTCGCTAACAGAGGTTATATAATGGATCAGATAGGAATATTAATTAGTTTGTATATTTTAGGAGTCTTATACGTTTTATCTCCGTGGATACTTGTGACATATTTATCACATAAAGATAAAAAAGAAGAAAAAAATAAAAATAAGCATGTACAATTATAGCCCGTTGAGGTAGGATGGTATCAAGATAAACAAATTAACGGAGAAAAACATGGATATTTTTGATTATAAAAACGTAATAGACATCTTAATCGGGATGTCAGATGAGCAAAAGAAAACCTTAGCTCAAAAAATGGTTGATAGATTTCCTTCAACTACTTATGACTTAGCAGCTGAATTTATGATTCACTTGCAAGACAGAGAAGCTGAAGAAGGAATCTTAGGATAACGTAAGGAAACAAATCATGATGGACACATTTAATAGCATCATTTCATTCCTATACGTTGAGGCCACAGCCCAACCCCTTATTTTTCTCCTCTTTATCTTGGTTGGGCTATGGCTGTTATTTCAAAAAACTTACGTGACAATACTGTCGCTTTTTACATTATGGTTAGCTTATTTAATAGGAGGATATTATGGCTAAAGAATTGACAAATAAACAGAGAATCGCATTAGTACGAAAGCTTTCAAAGAAGCTTACAAAGAAGATACAACGAAATTCTAAAGTTCGTTTATCTGAAACATTGTACTTAGATAAATACGATAATGGCGCAAATCCATATCATTACACTGATGCATCTAAATATGCCAACGAGCATTATGGCGATGCGATGCGTGATACTATGGCTATGGATAATGATTGGGATTAAGCCATGACTATGCATCTTTTACCAGTATACTTTACAACTACTAAACACAGTCGTAAGCGTAAGCGTAAATTTTCGCGAAAGCAAGATAAGGCCCATCAAGAACATGAAAAGTTCTTAAAAAAGATGGGCATTACTGGAGTTGAATCAAACAAAGGGATACACGATATTCCTGACTATAAAGAAAATATAAGAAGTACAGCAAAAACTTCAGATTCAGTTCCAAACAATGGGTCTCGTAAGAGAGCTCAGCAATATACAGGAACCTTTATTCAAGGTATTGCAACAATGCATAAATCAAATCTTGTGCCAGTTACTAAAGATGGCAATCCAAAAGATTATGCAACAATGAGGAGAAACTAATGTTTGCAGAAGCAGTAATGTGTCTCGCACTCAATATGTATTGGGAGGCGAAGAATCAATCTATGGTAGGTCAAGTAGCAGTTGGCCAAGTAGTTATGAATAGAGTACAGGATAGCAGATTTCCAAATACAGTTTGCGAAGTCGTTTATCAAGGAGAACATAGACCTTCATGGAAGGATCCAACTAAAGAGCATCCAGTTAGACATAGATGTCAGTTTAGTTGGTACTGTGATGGTAAGTCCGATATACCTAATAAAGATAGTAAGCAGTGGTTTAAAGCTATGGATTACGCAAGAATAGTATATTCAGGAAGAATAGCTTATGATCTCACAGAAGGATCAACACACTATCATGCTACTTATGTTAGGCCATCATGGGCTAAAACTAAAACAAGAACAACAAGAATAGAATCACATATATTTTACAGATGGGAAAAATGATGGTATTAAAAGAAGGCCCGTTAAAAACGGCAGTAGAAAATAACGATGGTGTTATCAAGCAAGAACTTATTAACTATCGAATCAAAGATGGAATGCTGCACAAAGAAGTGATCACAAGACAGTTTAGAAGCGATGGTGATTATACTGATCATACGACTACTACACCTTTGGTTCAAGTCGAAGCAATTATGCCTGATCTAAGTGATAAAATACCTGGAGCCACAGGAAAATAATTGAAAAAAAGCATGTACATTACAGTTTTTATGTGGTAGAATATACTATATTGTTTAAATGAGGAGAAATTTATAATGGCAATGAAGAAGAAAAAATTAAAAAGAACAGCAGCTCGAGTTTCAAAAAGTGGAATCGGTGCAGTACCTTTCGCTAAAGGTTTCGAACATGTAATAAGATACTTTCACGAAGATGTCGATAAGAAAGATATTAGTGATTTAACACGTTCTTTCGTCAAGAAGAACTTCAAAAAGGTAGATGCTAAAAACATACTAGCAAATCCTGAATATTCTTTTAGCATGTTCACACACCATGGAGCAACAGCTTATTGGTCAGAACTTGTAAAGACTGACGAAAAATACGATAGCGAAGTATTTCAACAGTACCTTAAAGGATTTAAAACTTATTTAAGTAAGATTAATCTTGATGGCGCTAGGATTATAAAAGAAAAAGAATTCGAAAAGAAATTAAAAGGCAATGTTGTTACATTATCACCTATGCAAAGATTGCAGAATAAGATTAATGAAACGATTATGCAAGACCTTTTAACTTTAGAAGATGAATGGATTGATGGACAAGAGACTAGTCTCGATGTATATAATCAATTCAAGTTACACGGGTTAGGTGGATCTGCTACTATTCCCGTTAGAACGATGATTGAGGGATGGCTACTAGATTATGAGGATGCCTATCTTAAACGATGTGCTGACGCTGTTGAAGGTTATTCACATTTGAAAAAGCCTGAACTCAATCGTCGTGTCGCAGAATGTAAAGCAATGTTAGAAGACTTAGATAAAATCAAGTCAGCTACAAAGTCTTTACGAAAAGTTAGGATTAAAAAGCCACAATCTGCTATCAAACAGGTAGCAAAACTTAAATATCAAAAAGAAGATGCGACGTTTAAGTTGGTTTCAACTAATCCTTTGAATGTAATTGGTAGTGTAAGACTCTTTGTCTTCAATACTAAATATAAGAGGTTAGCTGAGTATGTTACTCAAGATCCTAAAGGCTTTATCATCAGTGGTAGTACCATTAAAAACTTTGATAAAGAATTAAGTCGAGAATGCACACTCAGATCATCTCAACTCGGGTTTATTCAAACTGTTATGACGAAGACACCAAATCAAGTTGACAAAGCTTGGACAGAAGTCTTAAAGACTAAAGTGACTTCACCAAATGGTAGAATGAATGATAATACAATTTTATTGAGGACTGTTAATAAATGATAATAGAAGATCAATTTTTAACTAAGAGTAAATTTACCAAGCTTATAGAGCGAACAGTAAGTGAGCTTGGTATAAATTATATGGATGCGATACTACATCTTTGCGAAAAGAATAGTATTGATCCAGAAGATGTTAAGAAGTTTGTTTCACCGATCATCAAAAGCAAAGTAGAAGCTGAAGCGATGAACTTAAACTTTTTACCTAAACTAAACACATTAGATAGCGCATTTGCCGATTAATGTGTATAAATAGATGTACATTTGTTTCAATACAGTGTATAATAATACAGTTAATATTTCAGTTATATAAGGATATACAATGTCATTTCAAAATTTAAAACGTAATAAAGATCAAATATCAAAACTAATTCAAGCAGCTGAAGCCACATCTGGTGGAGGCGAAAAAAAATCCTACGCAGATGAACGAATATGGAAACCAACAGTTGATAAAGCTGGTAATGGTTACGCTGTTGTTAGGTTTCTTCCAGCGATGGAAGGTCAAGAACTTCCATGGGTTAGATATTGGGATCATGGCTTTAAAGGGCCAACAGGATTATGGTATATTGAAAACTCTTTAACTTCTATCGGTCAACCTGACCCAGTCGGTGAACTTAACTCTCGTCTATGGAATACAGGTATCGAGTCTGATAAAGATCGAGCTCGAACACAGAAAAGAAGATTACATTATGTGACTAACATCTTAGTTCTTCAAGACTCTGCAAATCCAGACGCAGAAGGTAAAGTGTTTCTCTTTAAATTTGGTAAAAAGATCTTTGATAAAATCATGGATGTAATGCAACCACAATTTGCAGATGAAGAGCCAGTAAATCCATTTGATTTTTGGGAAGGTGCAAACTTCAAACTTAAAATAAGAAACGTCGAAGGTTATAGAAACTACGACAAATCAGAGTTTGATAAAGCATCATCTCTATATGATGCAGATGAAGCAAAGCTCGAAACTGTGTACGATACGATGCACCAACTCGATGAGTTTGTAGATCCTAAAAGCTACAAAACTTATGACGAACTCAAAGCAAAACTGCAAAGAGTTCTTGGTGAAAATACAGATTCATTAGGTGAAATGTCTATGAGGCAAGAGGCACAAATGAATCAACCAACAGCTGCACCTATGGCAGCAGCAAATGTCGAAAGTGTTGATACTCTTGTTAAAGAAGAGAAAGAAGAAGACGATACAATGTCTTACTTTGCAAAGTTAGCACAAGAAGGCTAAATGAAAGGGTCGTTACTTAATAAACGCGCGAGGGACCACGGTCAGTCCCTCACTACGAATTCAGTTTTGGTCGACGGACCAAATGGTGTAGTGCAAGGAAACGCGTCTTACCAAGAGGCGTAACTTGATTGTTCAGGCGTGGTAGCCAGGTTCAAACTTTAGCGAGTAAGGATCACATCGCTCTCCCGAGCGGGAACAAGTTCTAGGGGTATGAGAAGAATGGTATCTTTGTCGACCTAGTTGGAGGTGAAACCCAAGTCCTCCCTACACATTATTAATTACCTTACAGGTCTAAATTC